ACCGGTGAGCGTGGCGATAACGCGCTGCACGACATCGGGAGCAAGAGCGCCCTGCCCGGTCAGGGTGGTAGCACCACTGAGGGCGGACGAGGGAGTCAGCGCTCCCAGCCCGGTAAGCGCCGTGATAGCACCAAGCGTCAGGTCTGGGGCGACAATACCGAGCCCTGCGAGCGTGGCGATAGGTTCGATAGTGCTGTACACACCAGCTAGCGTGCACAACGGATTGCCCGGCACGAAGACCGAGGGAATGGCCCAGCCGGGAATGGCCGATCCGGGAAGGCTGAAAGACGGGGGGCAGAAGGAGCCGAAGCCGCTGGTCCCGGCGAGCCAGGCCGGTGCTTCCTGGGTCACGTCCGGCGCTAGCGCGCCTCCCCCGGTCAGGTTAGTTACGCCAAAGATGTAGTAACCGCCATAGGCGGAGATCGAGCCCGCACCGGTCGGGGATGCGGTAGCTGTAATGGTCGCTATCGGCACGGTAATGCTGTGCCAGTACCCTCGGGATCGTTGCCGGGAACACCGCTGGCTGACAGAACCAGAGACTACAGGCCACGCCAGGATTGTGGGCTGGGCAGTGACGGCTCCCTGCCCGGTCAAGGCCAGGGTCGCGCCCTGAGCGCTGGCCGGGATGAACACCCCCAGCCCGGCTGGCGTGGCAACGGCTTCCTGAGTCGCTAGCGGGGAGATAACACCCGCGCCTGCCAGGCTGGCAGTGCCATAAAGGATAGTCCCGGCAGAAGGCGTACCGTGGCTAAGGACACGAGGTATCTGACTGGGGGCACGCCAGGTGATACCAGTGCCACCGATAAGTGGCTGGGCAGACGGGGTGTACTCAGTCAGAATGGCAGAGTCAAGGTAGACCTGGGTGAGGTTGCCGCTGCCAGCGCTGACGTAGATCTCCGGGGCTACCTGACCCGTGCTGGAAGCCGTAAAGCTCGTGGCGATTTGCTGCCAGGTGCCCACCTGACTGGCATTGAAGTAGACAGTTACCGCAGCGGCGCTGGCCGGATGGAGATTCATGTAGATCTCTATATACGGCGTCCCCGTAAAGGCGGCGGGTACCAGGTACCAAACAGAGAAGACGTACTGCCCAGCCTGGTTGATAGGAGTGTAGCTGTCGTTGCCATTACTTGGATAGGTGGCACCAACCCCGCCGCTCAATGTCATCTGACCGGCATAGGCACCGCTGTAGGCATAGGTATTGTTAGCAACCAGGGTTCCGGTACCGGTTGTCCAGCCGGTTGTGTTCCCCGTATCGAATCCTGGGTTGGTCAGCAGGTTGGGTGCAGCGATGTTGCTGATGGCAACACCGCCCATCCGGGCCATGGACACAACAGGAGGAGGTGGCGCTATCGTTCCCGAGGTACCACCGAAAGGATTAGATGATCTTCCGACAATGGCCCGATAACGTCCCGATGCCTGCCGTCCCTGCGGCCCCTGAGCGACGAAGATGGCCAGCAGGATATTCCAGGCCGAGCTGGCAGAGGTGAAAGTGACAGTACCAGTGGCAAGTGTAGTGCCAGCGGCTGGCCCCTGGAGGTAGAAGGTAGCACCCTGGCCATATGGCGGGGTGGAATCTTGCGCGCTGCCGGTGGTCCATCCGGTCGGGGGCGGGCAAGTGCCTGCTGTAGTAGACTCAAAGCTAAGCACAGCGAGAGCAAAGGCTCCCTGCTTAGGCACGGTTACCTTGGAGACGATCGAGTAGATTGCGCTGGACGAGGAGGCACCGTTAATGCCATACAGAACAGGCGTGAGTCCATTGGTACCGTACAAGTCGTACAGCGTGACCATGATGTCGCTGTAGTTAAGGGTGCCTGAGCTTGAGAAAGACGGTGCCGTGTCCCCGCCCACGGCGATCTTGGTGTAGATAGCGGCGGTGCTGAAGGTACTTACGGAATAGTTTCCCGCGTACGTCCATCCAGTAGGCGTGGCTGCGTTGTTGATACTGACGGGATAGGTGCAGTTGGAGACAGCAGCGACCAGCAGGTCTCCCGCTACCGGAGTTACGCCATTCCATGAGCCGGTTGCGGTGCTAGTGGCACCGGATGCGAACACACCCAATGGTGTGTTACGGCAGAGTACCTGTCCGTCTATCCCCTGGCCGTCGCCATTCTGGAGGTTGTTACCGGCTATCGCACGATGGTGCTGCTGTGGTGACCGCTGGTAGACAGGACCGCCATAGACGGGGAGCTGGTAGCTGATCTGCACCTGGCCCGCATATCCTGCGCCGCTGCTGGTAGCCGCGCCGACTCCTCCGCCTCCGCCGCCAGGACCAGAAACGGGAGCCGAGCCATTGCCCGCGCCGGAAGTGGCAGTCGTACCGCCAGTGCCACCAGGACCGCCGCCAGTTACGGCGGTAGCACCTGTGCCGAGCGGGCCCGCACCGCCCGTGTTGCCCGCTGCGGCCGGACCAGCGGACCCGCCGCCGCCGCCGCCTGAGAAGCTAGAAGTTCCGCCCTCGCCACCGGTACCGCCCGCGAACAATGTCTGGCCTGTGCTAGCTGCGGTCGTGCCGCCGGCACCACCGGCAGGGCTAAGAGCCGAGGAGGCACCACCCGTTCCGCCGGCAGCGACGACAACGGAGGTCTGGAAGGTGCTGTTGCCTCCGGTGCCACCGGTCGTGCCGGTTGTTTGAAGAGAACCCGCAGCGCCTACGGTATAGGCATAGGACGTGCCCGGCGTAACGGCGACAACGGATGACGCATAGGCACCGCCGCCGCCGCCGCCGCCATTATCTGAATCGCTGCTACCGGCACCGCCGCCGCCGCCACCGCCACCCCAGCAGGCAACGATGACTGAGTAGACCCCAGCGGGACAGACCCAGTTAGATGATCCGGCCGAAGTAAAGGTGACCGTAGTCACGGCTCACCTCTAGACTCAGCTCAGCGAAACAGTAATAGCGCTCGAAGCGATCAGGAAAGTGTTACCAGATGCGATGGCAATGGGGAAGCCGTTGAAGTTGCCGTACCAGGTACGCACCTGGGCATTGTCGGTGATGTTCAGCCCGTAGATGGACCAGGTAGAGCCAGCGGTCCAGGAGATCACGTCGGGAGAGATCGGGAACAGGACGTTGGACCCGGCCGAGGAAGCAGTGGCAGCCGTGGCCAGCACCAGGCCGTTGGTCGTATACCCGCTGCCGTTCGTCTGCTGGGTACCAGCCCCGGCCACGTTGGTCGTGGAGGTTAACGCGATGTACATTCCGCCAGCGGATGACAGCAGCGAGAAGCTCTGTGTCGGCTTGGCACCGGTAGCGGTGGGCAGGGTGGCGTTCAGGAACTTGGAAACTTGTGCAGCATCAATAGCGGCCATTATGAAAGCAGCCCCGCATCCATTGTCAGGTCAGCCGCTATCGGGCTGTCACACTTGTCAACCACATGGCCGTCCGGCTCGCTCACGGTCCAGCCCGGCGTGTAGGTCTTGCGGGCATCACTGATCACGCCGACCGTCCTGATCTTGTCCAGGTCTAGGGGCGTGCCGCAGCCGGGGTTGCAGTCGTATCCGGTCACATTGGTCATGAAAGTCCTTAGTCTTCCTTTACAGGATATCAGTCGGTTGTGCTGAATAGGACTTGAATGGTAAAGCCGCTATTCCCTCCGACGACCTGATTCAGCGTGGTACCGGTGGCTGTCCGCTGGAACCACAGGGCCACGCAGCACTGCGCGGGAATGTCGGGCAGGATCGCGCCCGAGCTGTAGGAGATGCTAGGCCCGTACCAGCTCGTGACCCCTACCGGTTCGGTGGTGCTGTTGCTGATCAGCGCGGCCTGCTGGAAGCTGCTGTTGTACGGGACCGCGCCCGCCGCGTCCACGCCGAACTCGATGGTGGCACTCCCGGAGAACAGCGAGGACGGACACCAGACGTAGGGCTCCAGCATCATGTTGCCGGAAGCGGTGTTGTTCATCAGGAACAAGCACTGATAGTCCACCTGAAAGGCGGCGTTCTCAGCGGGAGTGATGTTCAGGAACAGGTCATTCAGCGGGGTGGTGGAGATCTGCGTGGTGGACATGAACGCGCCGAGCGAGTTGCCGGGCGTGCCGGTACCCAGGTAGCCGGTGTTGGCCATCGGGTTGGAAAGGTACCACTGAACATCGGTAGGAACAATGGCGGTCATTCAGACCAGATCATCTGCACCGTGTAGGCGGTGGACGATGCCGAGCCAGCGGTGACCGCGACGAACAGGCCCGCGTTGGCGGTACCCAGCGCAATGGCCGGGATGCCCCACTCGTAGCCCAGCGGCGGGAACTCTTCCCAGGCCGAGCCGGTGGTCTGCGGGATGGTCCAGTCCGCCACGATGGTACCCGTGGTAGGGACGGTGGACCAGGTGGAGGTCACGACCGAAAGAGCGGCCGGGGCCGAGTAGTCGTGCGGAGCACCAGCGGCAGTCGTGGCAGAGGCAGCGGTGGCAGTCGAGCGGAAGAGCTGGAACAGCACGGAGTTACCGGCTGCCGCAGCGCAGGCCCCGATCTCAACACGGACACCCACCACCCAGGACCGCTTCGTGGTCTGGCCCGTGACGCCGATGACAGGCGTGAACGACGCCGACGATAACGTCGCGGTTCCGGTTCCAGTGTAAACATCGGAGATTGCCATGATGCCTCATCAAGTCGTGTTTCGGTTTTCTTACCTTCAGGGTATCAAGTTACTGAGCCTGGATGTCCAGTTCCTGAACGCCGACCTGAATGCTCTGGGTGGCCTCTACCTGAATGGGAGCGACCAATGTCCAGCTCATCAGGAAGTATCCCTGCGTGCCGCTAGAGCAGGTGACCATGGCTACCCACTGGACGGGGGCCAGCATGGTGGAGGTCATCGGACCCCAGGTGATGAGCGCGCCATTCTGGCACAGCGCCGGGTAGCTGTTGGCCGCGTTGTTGAAGGCGCAGGCCTGGCGGGCGTAGCCGCTGGTGGTCAGTTCCACGAAGGTGGCGTCGGTCATGTTGACCGCAGCACCCGCTACCGGGTCTGCGGTGAGTAAGGCCAGGTAGCGGGTGCTCGGCGCGGGAGAGGAGATCCAGGCAATGCCATTCCACTGGTTGACCGAGTTACCTGAGCTGGTGTTGACCCAGGTCATTCCGGGAATCCAGCTAGGGGCCGAGCCCTGGACCACAACCGTAGCGGCACCGGACAGCAGGTTGACTGCTGCCTCCGCGCCGTACTGACTGATCTGTCCGCTCATGAGTAGATGTAGCCCAGCTCGGACAGGTGGTTGTACATGTCGTCGTCCACGAGGTACTCGCGGCCCTCTTCAAAATCGTAATGCTTGAGCGAGCCGATCACCGGCATACGCGGGTTGCTCGGGTCGGAGAAGTCGCCTGGGTCGATGACTTCCTTTCCGAACACCATGTCCTCAATGGGCGCTACAACGCGGATCTTGTGCACCCGTGGCTTGACCGGAACGGTCTCCACGACAGGTAGCGGTTCGGGCATCGGGCGGTTGGCGTCGGTGTAGTCCATGGTGTCAGAGTTGGCCTGGGCTTTCGCCTGCTCGGCCATGGTCATCTGCTCGGCTGCGAGATCAAGCTGTTCCTGGTTGGCCAGGACTAGCTTTTCCTTCTCGCGTCCGGTCATGTCACCGGGACGCTTGCGCGGAGTGCGCTGTGATGGGTTCGCTGGCATGTCTACCTCATTGTGTTTCTACGTTATGCCTCTCTAGATAGGTTACCGCAGACTGGAGTATGTGTATGGAGTCTTGAAATCGTCCCAGACCATTGTTGCAGTTCGCACAAAGTAGGGATCTGAGTTTGCCTGTCCTATGATTGTGGTCTATGTGAAGTTCAGTCTCATCCTTTCCGCCGCAGATTGCACACTTGTCCTGCTGAGTGTCGATTAGTGCTTGCAGTTGCTCTGGTGTCAGACCGTATTTCTTGGCCCTTGCGCGGAACCGGTTAGCTTCACGGCATACGATACAGTGCTTGAACCCCCTTGCATCTAGATATGGGTAAAACTCCTCATAGGAATGTCCTTCGGAACATTCCTCATGATTAGGATCGCCTCTCCAGCGCTGGATAGGATCATCTAGATCGCCGGAATAACCTTGATGTTTTCGGGAAGACTTGATCCGGCATTGCTTACAGACAAGCTTGCCGTTCGGGTACTGGTAGATGTTGTCTTCGGTCAGCAGGTGACCGTGACCACACTGACCGCCTACTTCTAGTTTGATTCTCGGCCGTGAGATACCAGATCGTCCCTTGCGGTTGTTCTCGCAGGTACGGCAGCGAACACGGTCGCCTTCCATCCGTACGTTGTCTGGTGACAGCTTATGCTGCTTGTTGCAGTAGCCGCCGACCTTCAGCGGTCGTGGTGCCATGAAGAAGCCCTCCTAAGCAGTAGAGGTTTATACTCTACCACACCCAGGAGGGCTGGGGGCTCAGGTATTACGGGGATTGGGGTTAGTTGGTTTCGGCGATTACCACGGACTGATCGGTTATGAGCCCAAGGCCCCATATTGCGTACCAGGCCAGGCGGTGCTCACGGCCGTAGTCGATGATTCCGCCGTCACGCAGTTCCACCGGAAGGGAAATGGCGTGACCGAAGGCGTTGTCGCCAATGACGATCGAATCGTAGTACAGAGCACCAGACGAACCGGAGACGAAGTTGTTGTACACCTGCGTGGTCTCGATGAACACAACATCATTCAGCCGGCCGATCTCTCCCAGCATGAAGTTGCCGGGGGCAGCGTACTTGGTGACCTCGATATACTCGGGGTCGTCACGAAGCTGACGGCTCTGGTGCGGGTGCACGAACGAGACGTAGGTCTCGCCCAGCCGGGGGACGTTCTTGGTGGCCAGGGTCTCGACGGCGTCCTTGGTGACCGCCGTGGTCAGCGAGTAGTTACCCGCCGACAGGGCGGACCGGGCCGACGCGGGCGTGCCGTGGTCGTACGGGCTCAGCGGAGTACGCACGGCATTGGCCAGGGCGAACTTGTTGTAGCCGTACAGCTTGGAGCTGGCGAGCAGCAGCGTGTTGCGCGCGGAGGCGTCCAGGTACAGGGCCATGTTACGGCCGAGCAGCCGGGCTGCCGTTGCCATCACGTCATCGAAGCTGGCGTTGAGCAGCAGCTCGGTCACCGCGACGGCGAACCCTTGCTCGGCCACGGTGATATCGAACTGCGAGGCAGTCAGCGCGACCGTGGTCATGGCAATGCCTTCGACTAGCTGCGAGGCAGGGGCTAGGTTGTTGTAGCGCATGAAGTGAATGGTCAGGCCCGGCGTAACGCCCAGTTCCGTCTTTTTCACCGCAAACTGCTCGAACCGCAGGATAGGCATAGCCTGGAACAGGATCTCCTTGGACCAGATCGTCTGTACGGCCGGGCTCAGCGGCTGACCACTCGTGTAGTTGGTCGGGGCGGGCGCTAAGAACGTCGTCCCGGTAATGGCACTAGTACCAGCCATGTCTATTGTCCTTTAGTCGGAGTACGTACTTCCCTCATAATACCCAACATTGTCATGAAGGTATATGTAATGGTAATGGTCAAGAGAACAGTCCCTGCCCGCCCTGGCCAATACCCAGCTTGGGCCTGACCTTTTCCAGGTAGTCCTTCATGGAGAGCTGGGTGTAGTCGATCTCCTCGGTCAGCTCAGGCACGCTGCCCATTGAGCTGGGGCCTTGGTGGGTACTGATACCGGGGGTGTCGCGCCGGGCCTGCTCCTGCTCGGCAGCCAGCTCCTGGGCGATCTCCGCCGTGGTCTGCTTAACGTTGGCGATGGATGCTTCCACCTCTTCGACCGACGTGCCGTCCACGAACTTGGCGAGCTGCGGGGCGATGTTCTTCTCGCCCAGCTCCTGTGCCACGCGGCTCTGGATGTAGCCCTGAAGCTCTAGGGCCTGCCGTTCCAGGATGTGCGCCGCGTCCTTCTGGCGCATCTCTTCCTGAAGTGAGGTGAACCGGGTCTCCCAGTCCTGGGTACGGTTCTCCAGTATGGACTTGGCGTCCATATCGGCTTCAGCCGCTACGCGGGCCGCGTCCTGCTCGGCCTTGATCCGGTCGGCCTCGGCCTGGTCCTTCTCGGCCTGTGCGTCGGTCAGCTTTTTCAGGTCGGCGGCGGTCTGCGCCTGCTGGGCCTTGGTGCGCTCTAGCTCCTGCTGTAACTTGCTGCGCTCATCGGCGCGGAACTTCTCCACCTCGTCCTCGGTGAAGTACCGGATGTTGGTGGCCGTGACCTGGGCGGGGAGGGAAGTCTGTACTACAGGGCTCGGGTCGCCCGTAGGCGCGCTGTCTGCCATTGCTCATCATCCTCAAGTTAGATCTACGTGTACGTGAGCTATCTACCTAGGATAAAGCAAATGGCTGTGCAGTTGTGTTAGAGCGAGCCGTTAGAGCAAGAAAAGGGCCAGCCTGATGTGCCATGATAGAACTGCTGAGGGTTCAGGTGATCAGATGCTGCCATTGGCGCTGTTCTTGTCTATGTTACGGGCCTGCGGGATCTTGGTACCGTATGCCAGGGTCACCAGCTCATTCAGCGTGTCCCCGGCCGCTGCGTTAGCCAGCTTACCGAGGTCGCCCATGCCCGCGATAGCCGGGGGCGGCGGAGGCGCGGGAGCTGGTGAGGTGGACCCGTCCGCGTTCTTCTGCTGGCCGGGGCCTGGCGCGGGCTCGCTGCCCTCGTCCGGACCGCCCGGCACCATGCCGGTGGCAGTCATGATGCCCGCGTCGATGCCGGTGGTGACCAGCCGCTTCGCGCCCTCGTACTTAGCATCGCGGATCTGCTCCTCGAACAGCTCTTGCAGCTTCTCGTCGGGGAACTCGTTGCCCAGGTCGATCAGCGCGCCCTTCTTGGATTCCAGTCCGAGCTGCATCTTCATCATAATCTCGTTGAGCTTGATGACAATGTCCACCGGCAATGGCGGCGGGAAGGACACGTCGATCTGGTAGGTGACCGGGTCGAGCGGATCGACCTGCGGGAGCTGCACCTCGGGGTCAATGATGATCCCGGCCGTGTCCGGGTTGAAGAACATCGTCTCCGGTTCCTTCAGGAACAGCGTCTTCAGTGCGTAGTAGATGATCTGCTTCCAGCCCTCGCCGTAGCACATGGTCTTGAGCGAGTACATCATCATCAGCGGAAAGAACTGAATGGCCAGGGCCACCCCGGAAGTGTTGCTGATGGCCTGCTCCTGGCCCAGGGCGGTGACCGGGATGTTGACCATCTCGAACATGGCCTGCTTGATCCGGTCCAGGAACTCCAGGGCACCGTTGATGCCTTCGGTGCCGCCTTCCAGGTTGTAGACCTTGGCGTCCTTCTGGAGAATGCCCCAGAGCTTGTTTGGTCCCTGTTCAAGATTGGATGTCTTGGCTCCGGTCACCACGGTAACGGGAGCTGTATTACCCGTCCAGTAAGTGCTGCCATTCCTGCGGGCAAACCAGATGCCGTTGTCTACAGTCGGGCACCAGACAATACCTGGAGAGACAACGGTCTCAGCAGACGCAGCAGTGGACTGAGCATCCAGTGCGCGCTGCTGGTACTCCTGCACCGTGACATCGGTCTTACGGGTACGGATACCCAGCATGGCACAGAGCATCTGGTAGCCGTCGCGCCTGCCCTCGTCATCCTGGTACCAGGTGGTCCGGCTCCCTGACCGGGTACCGTCCCCGTCAATCAGGATCTTTCGCAGCAGCTCAGCCTGGCGGTAGGTAAGAGAGCAGATGAACCCGGGCGTAAGGCGCTTGCCAGGAGCAGCAGATTCCAGCGCTTCCTTTACGCCCTTGCCCAGGTACCACATGGTGGTCCCTGAGTTGTTTGGACGCTTGCTCTCGGTAAAGGTTCCACCCTGAGCCTTCCAGTACTCGGCCAGGCGGCGGATGTCTGAGACAAATGGTTCTTTCTTCTGACCAATAGATACCGAATGCCAGCCAGAGGGGGAGTAGACATCACAGCCCTCGGTCAGGTACCACCCAACCGTTTCCACCAGTTCATCAGACCATTTCTGGTCTGAACTGAATTCTGCTGGTGTCCCCCCGCCCACGACAATCTTGCCTGTAAGGTCAGGGACAGCTACGTCTCCATCTTCAGGAACAGCAGTTCTGGCTATCTCCCTGGTGTAACTGCGGTTCTCAGGACGCCCGCGTTTACGCTCTGCTAGCCAACGGTGGTTAGGTGTGGTCAGGGCGTCAATGTGGTTGTTCCAGCGGACTAGTTCACCGTCATACGGGAACACATTCACCTGGGCTGGCTGCCATTCGATGACATCCGTCTCTGGGTTGAGGGTCAGGATCTCATCGTTGTCAGACAGCTCTGAGAAATACTTCCAGCCGTTCTGAGTAAGTGCCTGAGTCTCCTGATCAAGACAGTGGTAGTTAATGATGTCCTGGATATCGGTGGCCGTCTCGTTGTACTGACGGTTCAGGGACACCACGTCTACGATGTCGGATAGACCCCACGGTGACGATGCAGCAGGCATGTTGGCGATGTGTACGACAGGGATCTCACCGAGCGGATTGGGGTTCTGCCGAATGAGCTGGTCGTTGACGTACTCCTCCACCACATCGTCCGTGATGATCTCAGTGTACGTGTAGACCTGCCGAGTTCCTTCGGGGGCAGTGTTACCAGTCCAGTAGGTGGTGCCGTTATACCTGCACATGAAAATACTGTTAGGCACCTCCGGGCACCATACCTGGCCGTCATATTCCTCAACTTCTTCATTCAGATCACGACTGGAACTGTACCGATGCTGGTATTCCTGAATCTTTTCTCCGCAAGAAGTCTTTTTAGATCGCTTGCCGAGCATGGCAAGCAGCATCTGGAACCCATCCTTGCGGTTCTCATCAATCTGTGTCCACTTTACT